ACCTAACGCACGATCTACTGCAAGTTTGAGTAGTTTAGTTGAAAACATTATACATCCTCAAAATATATACCATGATAAGCATTGAACGCACTGATGTCCAACACATCATCATCATGATACTTGTTCAAATTTCTACCACCAAATATAAATTCCTCACAAAAATACTCTACATTTAAATGAAGAGTGTTAGCAGCACCGATAAGTTCATCAGTCTGTTCTGCATTGCAACCTAGCACACGTGTGCAATAGTTGATGTCTTTGTTTAGTTGGGAAATCATGGAAATAAAAATATTAACATCCTTATGATAGCACAAAAATACCCCCTGTGAAGGGGGTGTGTGACAGTTTGTAATAGTGTCCACTTATCGTAGTAATGGAAAATTTTGATGCTTAGACTCTAATTGATTAACAAAGAATCTTAAAGTATATCTTGTTTGATCACCATATGATGTGGCAGTGTGCCATACATTAGAATCATAAGTAACCAAACGATTGTATTGATTCTGCACTCTCATAGTTTCTTCAAACATATTATAGTGTTTTTCACATATATTGTCAAGTCCATCTACATGTTCACCAGCATGAGATCTTGCAACAGGATCTAAGAACTCTTCTGTAATCTTGTAATCAGGATCTAATAACTTATAAAATGATGTTCCTGTATCTCTGTCTATATTTTTATTTAAATATATGACACCAGCACAGAGAGCACCAAATGTTGTATCAAGATGAATAACACCTTGACCATTAGATTCAATCTTTTGAAACTCCATTTCAACATTGAAGTTGACAGGATTATTTAAATCCCAGTAGTATCCAAATATTTTTTGTAGAATGGTATTGAATAATTCTTGATCTAAATCATATATCTTATCCTTAGAAATTACGCCAGGATAGTTTGTATGACTTGGGTTATTATATTCTGTATTTTTTGCTAGATCTAAAACATAATCAGGATTATCAAGAAAATCATCAACTACGAGAGTTGGAAATAATTTCACTATTGTTTGCCAGTTGGTTTATTTTGCCATGTGATGTCACCAAATGCATCCACAATATATGCATGGATGTAATGATCAGCGTCAGGACACTGTGATTCTAACGGAAACCATGAAGAAGCGAAAGTACCCGCTGCTGATTCGTCATCAAATGAAATAGTATTGAATATTCCACCTTGTTTGATGATATCCAACACATAATCATCAACAATAGACTGATAATATGTGGTGACTGTTGCTTTTTTAGTTGTATCTAAACTATTATATTTGTCTAGATTGAAATGTAATAATGTTTTTTGATATCTCTGTGCATAACATGCGACAAGATCAAACACTGATAGTTCGTTACCTTCTATAATCATGATGACCCCAAGTTGTCAATTTCATTTTGACATTCTGTAAGTAATTTATCCAAGAATGCTTTCTTTTCATCTAAAGTATAGGTAAACTTTTTAAGTGCTTCTGCTTCCTCAAGTGATTTCTTAGTGTTAAGATATTCAGTAACGAAAGTATCAAAATATGCTCTTTCAGTCCAAGACTTAGTGAGTAAATAATGTGCCATTCTATCTCTATATCTTTTAAGATAATGTGATGCTAGTGGTAAGAATTGATCATCAGTTGCTAAGTAATCGTTGCCTGCATTCTCAGTCTTGTATATCTTATTATAAAAATCAGGTGAAATAGGAAACTTTGTACCCTCAACATTAGTGGAGAATTCTGTTGTTGTAGTTATATCTCTTAATTTTTGTCTGTATAATGTATATTGTGCTTTTGTATCAGCATCAAGTGGAGAGTCACTGACCATTACCCAATCAGTTTCAGTCAATAGGAAATCTCTTGCAAGTCTTACTGATAATGGAGAAACAGAATTTGCTTTAGTATACATAGAACCCAATTCATTCTGGAACTCTGTATTCTCAATGGAATCAATGGCATACCATCCTTCAACTAATTTACCTTTGAATGTGTCAGCAACAGAACTAGCAACCTGTTCCATCTCATAGTCTTTCCATTCATTAGTATTAGTTTTGAAATTCATGACATACTTTCTGCGTTTAGCAGTGTATGTGCCATTACTATAATAATAGAATGCAATTAATTTATCCTTATCGGTATCCCATGTGGGATACAATAAAGGAACTAATGTGTCTTTCCAATAAGATTCTGGAATTGTTTTAGGTATACCATTATATGATAATTCCTGTCCAATAACATTTAACTCAACTTGTAATACTGGTTCGCTTGCCATGTTGCTAGTGTATCTCCGTTAGTATTTAGAATGCTTTAATCAAGTACTTACATGTGACATAAGGTGTGATCAAAGGAACTGCATAATCAGGTTCAATTGTTGCTTGTGGTTCTATCTTAGTTGTTGATTTTAATGTCATAGTAGCATCACTACAACCCATACCAGAACTATATGTAATGCCAGGTCCTTGCTCTCCCTGTACATTATAATCTAAGAAGTCAACAGTGTTTCTTTTGATAGAACCAGATGAGGGAACGAACACCAATGTTGTTGTTTTTTCTCTAAAATATATTATTTCACATATGCCATAATGATCATATTCACCACCACTAGAATGATCTTGTCCACCTTGTTCAGATCTTTCTTGATATAATCTTATTTTTGTGCCAGGTGCTCTTGCTGCGTTTGGCATTGCTACAGCATAGGTATACCACAAAGTATTACCAGATGTACCATCATGTGACTCTCCTACACCACATGCAGGAACTACCATACCAGAAAGAGGATCGGTTCTACTCGCTGATGGACTAATAATAGTATCAATGTAAACCCAATTAGCAGAACCTGCCAATTGATATTCTACTTTCAATCCTTCCTCTGGAACATCACCACCATTAAGACCATTACCTCTACATGCCTTAATTCCAACATAATTTACAGCAGTAGTATCTTGTGCTTTTACAACTGCAAATCTATCTCTATTTGTAGAGACACCTGCACCACCGAACAACAAGAAGTTTGTATATGCTGTACTTGTACCTGCTAATGTTAATCCAGTTACTGAAACATTGGAGAATGTGGATGTAATGTATGATCCTGCACCAGCACCATGTAATATGTAAACGTATGGTTGCTCTGTATATCCTGTGTTTGTACCAGCAGTAGTGCCAAGAGTAACACCTGTAACTACACCAGATGTAACTGTTGCTGTTGCTGTTGCGTGACCAGTGTTTGTTTGATTATATCCAGTAGGTGAGGTTGTACCATCATTAGATTTACCACCACCACGAAATAGCACTGTTGGCACTTGTGTAGTGGGTAGTTTGAAATTACCACCATTACCTGTACCTGAACCACTAGATTTTATACTGATATCAAAAATTGTTGCACTTTGAGATCCAGATTCAACTACATCACCCGTAGTTGTTCCCGTTGTACCTCCAGTGTATCCAATTATTGTTCCAACTCCAACTTTTACATATCCATCATCACCATCACTTGTTGATCCTGCATTGTTTCCAGTAGCACTTGCTCCATTACCACCACTACCTACAGTAATATTAATTGTTGATGGTGATCCTATGTTAGACCAATCAACATCTCCACTCCATTGTGCTCCAGAACCACCTCCACCTCCAGCAGCAGTCCATTTATTAGCATTAAATGTAGCTGTTAAGTTGACAGATCCATTTGTATCTGTGTGAGTAGAAAGATTACCTGATGAAAAGTAAGTTGTACTATATTCAGAAACACCTTGTTGTCCTCCAACACCACCTTGGTGACCACCCCAACCACCAGGAGTTCCACCAGGTCCGCCAGGTGCACCACCACCACCATAACCAGAACCACCGCCAAGTGTTCCACCAGAGGAGACACCGCCACCGCCAGCACCTCCACCTCCACCGACACATCCGTATTCACCACCTATTCCACCAGATCCAGAACTTATCACACCAGAAGATGATTGAAGACCAGTGTATAAACCTGCACCGCCAGGATATGCACCACCTGCCTGACCTGGTGCACCAGTGTTAGGATCTCCTTCTCCACCATCAGCACCACCACCGCCACCACCGCCAGCACCAGCAACGATTTGTGTTCCTCTTCTTAATATTGTGCATGCACCGCCACCGCCACCATGTCTGTTACTCGCTCCCAGTCCACCAAAACCACCATTAGCAAATAGAGCGTTAGTTCCACCATTTCTATTATTTGCCCCACTACCAATAACAACATTCCAACCAGGACTAGGAGCACTGAGAAAACTAGAAAGTTGACTTTGTGCAAGTTCAAGGGTTACTCTTGCACCATAACCACCTTTATTATTCTCTGTGGTTGAAGTTCCTTTACTTACTCCATCACCACCCATACCACCTCTAAGCTCAAAGTTAACGGTAGTAAGTCCATTAATAGGTAATCCAGTAAATGTACCATCAGATGTTAAAGTTGTATTATATGTGCCACTCAACCCACCTAATAATATTCTATCACCATCTGATCCTCCACCAGTTCCAGTATTACCAACGCCAGGTCCGCCAGCACCACCTCCACCAGGATTTGATGGAAAGTCAACTTCGGCAAATTCATCATTATCTCCCTGTTGTCCACCAATTCCACTGGATGCTATTATAACATTCGTTAACGTACCTGTCTCAACTGCTTGTCCACCTAAACCACCAATTCCACCTGTTGTTCCTGAAGCTGCTCCTCCTCCATCTCCACCACCAGCAATGAGAACTAATCCACTTCCCACTGTTAGAGTAGAATTTTCACCATCATTACCTCCTATATTACCTGCTGCACCTGATCCTCCACCACCAACAAGAGTGTATATCAATTTATCAGGAGATCCAGTAATACTAGAAATTGGTATACTATAATTACCTGGCGTTGTATATTCAAACTCCTGAGTAAAATCATATATTGGTACACCACCTGTTGTTATGTTTCTTCCACCAATTTCAGAAGAACTAGTAAATGATAGTAAGGTAGGGTTTTGTATCGCTGTTTGAAATTCAAATGATCCTGAGTTTGAGGCACCAGATGCGAGATAGTATTGATCATCATATTGTATTTCGCTAGTAAAACCTGGTTGTGGTTTATATTCTGCACCAGTAGCACCTGATACATCAGGTATATTTTTTACAGCACCAACATTTGAGTCACCACCCTTATAATCCATAAAATCATAAGTAGCGATAGTATTATTAGTAATTGGTTGTCTTAATAAGGCATGAGAATGTTCTAAAACTGTGCCTGTTGAAGGATACCATCTAGAAACTCTACCATTAGAAGATTGATATCCTTGAAGATACCTATCACCATGACTTTTACCTGACCAAGTTTGAACGCCAGGAATACTATGCAATACTGTGTGACTATGTTGGAAGATAGAAGGTAACTTCTTCTTTTGCATTGTTACCGTAACTTTCTGACTACCTACGATAGTACAACCAACTGTCTCAACAACATTATCATATCCTGTAGTTGTTATCCTACCTAATGAAAATAGTGGATCCTGTTGATTTTTATCTAAATACCATGCTCCACCAGTTGCACCAACTGTCATTGATATATTACCAATAGTAGGTGAGTTTTGACCAAATACAGGACCATTACCTACAATTTTTTTAGTGACAGTATCAGGAACTCTAAATGTTCCTAAATATTGCTCGCCCCAAAACTCCATTACATTGCTAGTTGTAATGTTTTGAATAACACCACCTGATCCTAATCTAACAGAGAATGTTGCACTACTTCCACCAGAAACCGTAACAGTTGGTGCTGTTGCATATCCTGAACCTGGATTTAAAACATCTACGCTTATGATAGAACCACTACCATCAACTTCCTTAACAATGGCAGTTGCCTGTGTACCACCAGCTGGTGGTGCTGATATTGATACATTAGAACTCGTTGTGTATCCAGATCCACCATTGATTACGTCAATGCCACTGCTTGCTCTTCCTCCATAATGAACACCAAGTATTTCATATAATTGAGGAAAATCTTTAATATTATATTCAGAACCATCACAATACAAATATCCATCGTGAGTATATGCAGGATCATCCCCACCAGAATATGCATTTCCTGAGAA